ATTTGAATAAGTTATACCACTAACAAGTTGAGTCAAATCTGACCCAGCCATATTAATAGTAGGCTGATAGTATACATTTATTCTATCTAGGGCGTTCAATCTCTTATCACCAGCCTGTATAAGTTCCCATTTGCCTGCTACAAATGTCTGATCGTTGTTGCTAACCGCACAAATGTATGCTTCATTTCGGTAATTTACTATACTTTGCACGAACGTAAAAGGTTCAGGAAGCAACAAATAGTCGCCCGCCTTTGCAATAGTCCAGTTACCAGTACCAGTGCCTGGATCAACAACCGAGCTATTAGGTAACAGCGATACTGTTATGGTGTCATTTAGTGTGTCTACAGACAACACGTAATAGGTTTGTCCGAGGTTTAAATTTCCCTGAACATCACCAGTAAACACTACGGGATCATTGACATTAAACTTGCTAACGTCTGACAATGTGATGAGGTTGCCGACAGAAGTGACACCAGTAACTGAATCCACAGAGAATCCAGTGTACGGTAATGTTAATCCATTCACTGAAATCTGCATGGATGCATCTTCGTACAATTCAAACTCTGTCGGAGAGATCACCTTTAAGTAGTAACTACTGTTCGGGCTAGCCACTGTGCCAGCGCAAATAACATTTAATATTCCACCTGTGTTATCAATTGAGTTTACAGTCAGTGTCAAATTATTGGCAGGGATTGTGCCTCCCAAGTCTGCCCCCGATATAGTTATTACGTTATCAACTGCAAATCCATCACCACTATTGATAATCAATACTCTGTATCCACCTAAAATATAGCTAACATCAAACACAGGAAGTGTCAATAGAACTTGTGTTAGAACAGAAGTAGTTAATTCTAGCACTGTGATTATGCCAGTTCCGATAGTTGTGGTGTCAATTAATGGCCCCGAATCAGTCAACGAGACATTAAATGTACCACCGCTAGAATTTCTAACATAGTATATTGCATTTTCTAGCAGACCGTCAGGCAGCTCATCAGTTGAAGTAAATTTTACTAGGGTACCGTCAGTTGGTGCAGTTGCCACAGTAATCACTGCAGGGCTCGCAGAACTTACCGTCGCCGTCTGTTGGGTACTACCTGGATCTATTATTCCTGAACCTCTACTATTTTCAACTTGCACGTATTGGTCACCGGTGCCAATCATTACTCCATTATCAGTGGTCAACACAGTTACATCCCCTAATACACTGGTTGACACCGTAAATTGCGTAGCACTCAAAATACCACGTACATAATAACCAATACCAATTATTATACCGCCTAATCCAGTGCCGCTAAATCTGACAGGCATACCAATATACAAGTTGTCAGTAGAGCTACACGTTAACACATTAGCTGATGTATTAGTTACAGTTACGGTAACTGTGCCTGTTGCAGCAACATAGTATGTGGTTAATGGTAATAGGTTACCTAAGCCCACTGATACTTCAAACGGCATACCAACGTATACGTTAGTACTTCCTCCGCTAGCAGTTGTCAATGTTACGATGTTTGAACCACTGCGCAATGAACTAATGTTTCTATTAATTACATTAGATATAGCTCCTGTCAACCCCAAATATTGCTGTGACGTTTTGTACATGGTAAACTTCTGACCATTAACTTGTCCCGGGCTTACTGGTAAACTGACTTCCATAACCATAGACCCGGACTCAGATGACACCGACACAACATCTTTCTGACTAGTCAATGTCATATTACCCGTAGCGTCTGATAAACTATACGTCGCACCTCCTATGCTAGTAGAAATTTTTATACTAGTATTATCTACGATTTCTGATATGTAATATATTTGGCTAGATGAGATATTACCAAACACATCTCCGCTGAAGACAATAGGTTCATCAAGGTCCATAGCAACAGTAGTTCCATCGATAACTACTGTATCCGAAGATGCAATAGTTTCAGTTGCAGAGTACATGTCAGGATTTTCTGTGTATGACATCGTGAATGTCTGATTATCTAATACACTGGTCACGTAATATACTTGATTTTCTAATACCCCACCAAACACACCGCTACTAAAGATTATTGGTAAATTAGTATAGAAGTTATTGGTTCCGCCGGAACCAATTAAAGTAACCGGGACAGTGAGTGTATTGACCCCAGCTGTAGTACCAGTAACAGTTAAGATGCCTGGATAGTTTACAGTGACCACCGCTTGATTCTTGAATTCAGCAGTGATACAGTCCAATGTTTCGTCTCCCACTGCATCGTTAGCTAGTGAAATTACATTTCCATTTATATCAGCAATAGTAAAATCAATATCACTTAATATGTCTTTTACGTAATACAGTATGTCACTTATAAGTCCCCCTATTACAAATCCAGAAAACTTTATAGGCATGCCTGTGTAGAAGCCAACTGTGCTTCCAGATGCGAATTTTTCAGGAGTTAGTGGATCGTTGTTTCCATCCTGAGGAATCAACCTAATAGCATTATTAGCGGCGTAAGTATTAGATACTTTTCGTATGAACGAAGAAACTACCAATGTTTGATCGTTGCGAACGTCTACTACTTCAAATGAAACTCCCTGTGCGCTAGCTAGTATTGAATCCACCGGTGGTGCGGTACTATCTAATAGAATAGACGAACTGGACACTGATTCTGTATTGAAATATCGACCAGCATACGCCGAACCGTAATATTCGTCAGGCAGCCAATCTATAATTTTAGAATTATATGATGTTCGGTCGAATCGCAACGTGATATTATTTTCTCGCACAGGCGAAGCTGATGTTACTGAAGTTGCTTTAGCCCCTAAGTTGAGGTGCTGCTCTCCTACTCCAGTGTCGTAGAACTTTACTCTATTTGTGTCAGAATATGCATCTGCAAATGACGCATATAGCGCTATCACAGTTGCAGGGGCGCTGCCTAGCAACCCAACATAATACCATTGGTTGTTTGCTAATCCACCGACCGTAACAGATTCGATTGGAACTGTGTACTGAACTAGATCCCCAGTCATAACACTAGGTACATTCAATTGAATAGTATTCGTTAACGTATTTACCTCTGCGCTATTAAATGTTACAACTAGGGCCGGGTCGATTCTTATTTCAGGCAGTACACTATAACCCTCACCTGGGTCAATGACAGTAACACTAGATACGGAATCAAAGCTCATTACAGCTTGTAGTATTGCAAGTTTTCTAGGAACAGGATACTTAGTAGTGTCAATGTATGCAAAAACTTTAGGAGGTTGTGTGTAACTATGGCCACCAGACAGCACTACTACTGCCGGCAAATCAATGTAGACATCTTCTCCCGGAAGATGAGTGGCAGCCGCGGTTCCATTAATGCCGCGTGTTAGCCCGGACAGTTCACCGGTTGCTCGATTTACGACTGAATATGCTATTTCTTCTAAATCAATTTTAATGACACCGTTGATCGGAAGACCATGTGTATTGTCTAAAAAGATAGAACTACTATTCAATGTTACGTAAGAGATTAAGGTAGTTATTTGTACGTTTGGTTGACCGGCGATGCTTAATCCATAATTACTATACCACTGGTTATATAAGTCATTTTGCCATATATCGGAATTTAAAGGATATTGGTACTCGCTGCTAGCGTTGTCATATACTAACTGCGGTGATACGAATTGGTTTATAGTATTGGTATATTGCGCAGGTAAGTCAAAATCAGTTATGGTACCTAGATACACATCTTGTTTGGTGTACTTAAATATAAAGTCTTTAATTACAACGTGATATGGTTTAACCTCGTTTAGGTATCCTGACAAAAATTCATTATTATCTGACTTGTATACTTCGTATGGAAGTAATTCTCTAATTGTGTGAGACACATCGACTAATGAAGTCTTATTCAACCAAGGAGCAAAATTCTGATTTTCTATAGTCTCACTCTGGATATATTCAAAAATCAATATCAAACTTCTGTTTCGGTGTATCAATAATTCATCCGAGTATACGTATTCGGTTAGTGCCCGAACAATGTTTCTTGTTTCTTTATATGGGTATTGTTCTGGTAACAGGCGAGATGCCCATAAAGAAGATTTAACTTTTATAGTACCATTTTCTAGCCCTATTCTGAACCAAGAACCTTCGGCAGTTAATACGTAGGTTTCTTGTTTACCATTAGAGTTTGACGCAACCGAAACTATCGTGCCACTGGTAACAGTTAAGGTAGACAGCATAGCATACGACGAGACTTGTATGCTAGCTTTAGTGCTATCGCTGTATCCAGCTGCCCACCAATTAATGTATTCCCAGTAATCAGTAGTATCGTATGATTCCCCGGACTCAGTGAGTAAAGAAAATGCAGATTCTTTTGATTCGGTGATAGGATCCTGCGCCAACACTGAATTTGCATACGACATATAATTTTCTAACGCACGCAATCTGTTATAGAAGAAACTTTGGCGTGGCCTAGCTAATATACCAGACTGCACAGCCTTAGGTAAAGTAGGATCAGGCACCACGTTGCCTAGCTCATTTGCACCCGATAGACTATCTAATAATCTGTTATACAATGAGTACGGCGTTGATCTTCTTCCATTAACTTCAGATGGTAAACCGGGTAAGAAATCGCTAGCATAATTTGTACGTATCAAGTTGTACTGATTGTTATCTACGTCATCATTCTCACCAGTTGCGTATCCTATATGAAACACAGTATCATCTGCATTAATATAGTCTGCGCAATTGTACAAAGAAACCACATTAGGAAGAATAGGAGTAAAATAACTAATGCCTGAATTTTTAGGATTAGTTATATAAGATTCTATTACAGAGTCTGATAAAGTTTTTCCATACTCCGAAAAAACTTTATTAGTGTTTCTTACCCAATAGAAATACACCGACTGAGTTGATCCAGTATCATTAACCGAATTTTCTACTGAAAAGTATACAGGGCTGTATGGTGTGCCTGATCCTTGGTATTCACTTGGCAACACTTTGCTACTGATCCAAGTATACACAGCTACGTCACTTCCTGGAAATAATGTTCCCCAATATTGAGAATTATAAGAGACGTTGTCCTGGTGATAATTCACATATCGTATATTCGTTGTATCAAACCATATAGTACCTACTTGGGCTGACCCCCAAACTCTACCTTTATTTAAAGTAGATGTGTAACTGGCTGGATCGACGTTAGTAACTACGTCAATATTTTCTCTAGCTGCACCTAATATTTTACCTTGTAATGGATCAATGTAATCTAAGTTAATCAACGTGTTATTGGTCTGTGCGCTGAATAACTGAGCATTATTGATTCGGTTTATGTCAACCACTGCGGACGAAGCCCTGTATACAGACCAGTCCTTAATTCCAGTTTCATTGACGTATGCAATGACTTGTCCATTATCATAACCGGGCCTAAAGTCGGGAGTGCCGACTACTACGCGATTATTATTGAAGTCTAATGCTGCTCCATAATATGGTTGATCCCCGTACTCAATATTTAATGCGTTAGTACTTTGTGCGTAGACAAATTTGCCCACATTCATCAGACTTTCGTTGTAGTTTGCCAAATAGTCAAACATGTAGACAGCGCCTGCATTGGTAAAATCGTCAACCCACTTAGTCGAGTTATTATCAAAAACAGTGTCATTGTCTAATTCATCATCTATAAAGTCGAATGTAGTAGCTAAGAATCTGGTCCCTACAGGAGCACTAACAATGAAAGAATCGAATTCGTTAAATTTAACCGTTGTTCCAAATTGAGTTCTTCCTGCAGTGTGAGGACAATTTATTACTTGAGTTTGTGTATATACATATATACCTAACTCAGTAAATGTGTTGATGTCTACGGTAGATATTTCTAATTTGGCGTTAACTTGTGCTAAAGACAGGTCAATTAGTTGAATTACCAGTTTGTTGTCTGTTGTCGCAGTTGCAGCAATATTAGTTATATTTGCTGTATTAATTGCAGCAGATGCAGTCGTGGCATTTCCTGCAGGAATAGTTACTAAGTATCCATTAATTAATAGTTTTCGGTCGACGGTGACATTGCAACTGTCAGTCCCTGTAATTAATCCGTATTTACCACCTGCGTTTGTATAACGGAATACTGCCCCTTCTTGATTAGTGGCATTTAATTCATACGGCGCACCGACTAGTATCTCAGATGCCTTAGATGTAGTATCTAAACTGTAACCAAAATGAACACCAATTCGAGGGGGTGTCTGAGTAGTTAATGTTTGTACTCTGCTAAATTTATTAGTGCTAATACTAACTATATCACCGGCAAGTAATGCACTTGTATACACTAGAGTGCTATCAACAATAGCATAGTTCCCGTCTTGTTTTACCTCGCCATTCACTGATACATAGTACGGAGTTTTTTGCACGTATGCAGAAAACGATAATCCACTAGCGGTTCCGATTGTTATAGGAAGTGTGCTTTGACGGGATTGTTTAATCCTAATATATCCAGTGCCCACACTTTCTACGTAAAATACGACGTTCGGTGGTATATTACTTCCAGTAAAGGTGGTACCAGAAAATATAACTGGATCATTTACGGATATCCCGGCACTACTAGCTACAGTAATTCGGTTGTTAGTACTGTTAGTCGCGGTAACTGGAGTCGAGATAATAGCACCATCGGCTACAGGATCATAAGTCAACTGAAATATAGTTGGTTGCGTCAGTGTAGAAGTGATTTGAGTTTCAAAGTTTTGAACAATCCTATGAAAGACGAATGTATAACCCCAATTATCTACCGTCATGCTATAATTTTTATTAGGAGCACTTATGACAACTGTGTCGCCGGTGTGGTCTGTTGCTATCGCATATCCAAACTCGTCAGTTCCCGTTGTAAGACCCAATGCATCACCGTCGATGATATATGATTGCTTGTATGTACTCTGATATGCTACTCCAGTGCCAGATCCCACTCCAGTAGCAACGAAGGTCACTCCAGGCTGATTAGAAACAGCACCGATTAATGTAAAATCTGTGTTACCTAATAACCAGATTGTATACGTTTCACCGATCGTAAAGTTTCCAGATACAGTTACTATGTTTTCTTTTCTATAAACATGAACACTGTTGTTCGTAATATCAGATATAAAAATCCAATTAGTATCACCGGACACAGCAACCGCACTTCCCCAATTAGTAACTCCAACTGGTGCTAGTATTGCAGGTTGATGTAGAACTAATCCATTGTAATCATCCGTTACTATTAGGTTGTACACAAAAACATTTGGAGTAACATTCGTGGGTTGCGATATTGCAAATACATTACTTGCGTATGAAATTGCAGCCCCAAATGAAGAGTCATTAGTTAGTACTTGAACTAAGTCATACGCATTGGTGATAGTATTGTACACGTATCGGTTGACAGTTCCGTTTGACTGGTCTCCGATCAAGTATCCAAGATTATCAGTATATGCGACTGAACTACCAAAGGTCAATGTTCCGTTACTCAGTATTTCAGTTTCATATTGATAGTTAATGCCTTTACGATAAACTGCCCAACTTCCATCATTATTCGTATCAACCCATACTGTATTTTTTATGAACTCTGAGTCCAATAACGGTAGATTAATAACATCAGAAGGTTGGTCAACCCTCTGCGATTGAAACTTAAGGCCAATACCATTGCCTGTTAAATTCCTGATATTTGGATCCAATGATAGATTTATAATTACCCTTTGTGAGTTGACGATAGCAGTAACTATGTAATATCCATCAACTGCCCCGTCAAAGTTTACAATAGCAAAAGTCTGATACGTATTCAAGTTGTGTTCTTTTGCAAAAGTAACAGTAACGGTATTGTTAAGATTATTCACTACATTTATTACTCGACCCAATGATACAGGAGTATATACTTGCCACTTCTCTAAGTAATTTGCTAGCCAAACATAATCTCTAACATAGAAATCATTTATAGGAACAACGATATTGTTCTTATTTACCGCAGTGCTCAACTGTGAATAGAAGTAAGACGACATCTTTACGTCATTGAAGTTAACGTAACCTGCGTCTGGATACAACATCGACGGAGTAGTAGCACTTATAGTAGGCAGTATATCAGGATCTATAATGGGACTACCGTAATTTACCAATGAGTTTAACGAGATTGCCTGTTGAACGCCGTTCAATGGCTCACCGTTCGTTATTTCAACTATCGCGGGATTTCCTGTCAGGTAGTCTTGATTGACTTTAAATTCAGCGAAATTATTGTTTAGTACTCCACCGAATTCGCCGGATTTAATCGCCCAGTTTTCATAAAGTTCATAATCAATGCCGCCCTGAGGTAGAGTAGCACCTCTAAACGCATTGACTGAATTCAATGTGCCTTTATTTTTAATTAAATTTTTATATACGTTTACCTGTGTTATGTCAGTTAGATCAGCTAACGCCATGTAATCTCTAGGCCTGTAACCAATTAATCCGAATCCCAACAGGTCGGCATCGTTTTCTAAATTTGCCCTGTTTATATCATAATACAGTGTACTCTCGTAACTTCTTGTACTAGAATTAGGTAACAACCCTTTTTGAATTTCATCATATTCTGTACGTTTCCATTCAAGTTCCTTGAAAATATTGCTTGGTTGAACTATTTGCAACGCGGTCCAGTATTTGTTTTTATACTTGACGATCTGTCCTTTAGTGTACTTTGAGTTCTTATCCCATTCATTTATATTATCTTGATTGTAGATGAAACCTGCAGCGGTAACTGTGCCGTCCCATGCAGCAGATTTGCTACCCCTCAAGAATATACGATTCTGCCTTAATCCAGTGACTAAACTATAAATTACATCATCAAATAAAGTAACATTATCGAATACTATTCCGTGTTCAAAATTGCTTATTTTAAATTGTGCATAGGCAGCAGTATCACCCGCATTCAACGGACGAACAGAAAACAACGTCCCGTCTCTGACTATGCTCAAGTCTTTAGATTGAATTGGATATAGATTCTCATTAAGTACAAAATTTGTTTGCGCTACTGTTAATGGTTGAACTATAGAACTTTCTTTGTTTATTTTCAATATGTTTGCACAGGGATTCAACGACACAATAGATCCTAGGTCCCATCCAGTCTGTGCCCAGTATAGGAATTCAGAAACCATTTGACTCCAGTCAACTTGAAGCCCAGACTCAAGTTCATCAAACACTAACCCAACGCTATCTAAGTATGCTCCGTAACCTGTTAAAAATTGCGCCACTTCTTGGACTGTGTAGAAAGTAGTGCCATATGGTATTACTAGGCCATCTGAAGAATAATTCTTGTATACATCAACTTCTAAATTCTCTATTGTTATGGTATCTTTGTTACCATTAATGATAGGTTTCAATATATTGAAGTACGATACAGTTTGGCTGTTGCCATAAACCGCATAGCCAGAGGTAGTTAATTGAACTATAACTCCACTGTAAATTACTTTCGCGAACGGTTGGTTCTCATATAACAATACTGAATAGCTAGCGTCTGGAATTAATAACGATGCATTTCTGCTATTCGCACTTCCCTTTTCGACATAAAACTTTAGCATGTTTTTGTCACTGAAGCCTGCTAATCTATAAACTAGCCTGACATCCAAATTATATAGTAGCTCTGCGATATTCTCAGTACCGTCAGATCCGACTTGCTTTTGATAATCAACTATCCAATTTAAGTAGCTAGCCTTTGATATACCAGATCCATATATTTCTATATTTCTAATATTCAAGTGGCTTCTGTCATTTACTAGGTATTGGTTAAACTCGGCATTATATTTGTAATTGTCTAAGTCTACCCCTAAATTAAAAAACTTGGCTGGCTTAGATAGAGCCAATAATTTCATTAAGTCGAACGGATAAGAACTACTGCGGCGATAGCTAAATTCTGCCGGGCTGCAATCACCTACTATCCAATCGCGCTGGAATATATTACTATCGTAATTGCCAACTATGGCTACGAAAGGAGATACTAATTTTCCTGCGCTATCAACTGGTAACACTTTCAATAGTTCTGGACGTATCGCAGATTCAATCACAACTGGATTTCCGCCATTCCAATCGATTCCCTGAGCTAAATCGTTCCATAAAACTAAGTTATCACTAGTGTACGGCTTAGCACCATACCGAGTTTCCCACCAAATTGGTTGATTTTTATACCCTAGCATCTCCCACGGGGTAGCATCAGGAGTAGAGGTATCATAGTAGTATTGATATATTCCTCTCCAGTAACCTTGTTGAATAGCAGCTTTATCAATCTTATTACCACTCTGTCTATAGTTATAAGTATATTCGTCTGCCTTATTGTATAGCTGGTTCTTATAATCTATGCGATTCTGCCCTATCCAATTCAAGAACGGGGTTTCATATAGTTGTAACCACTCGGCGTATGTATAATCAGTTTCTCTAAAAAATCCAGGCAAAACTTCATACTCTTGTACTGGGATAGGAGAGCTTATCTTTAAGTTATTATACACACGCAATTCATATTCCAGTAATACTTGATCTCTAAAATCAACCAATCGACCAGTCACTGGATTATACTCGCCGTACAATTTATTATAAGACCCGTCGTGTCCCCTGATAAAGTATGTAGGAGTTTTATAATTAGCATCCAACACAACCATTGGAATAAATGCAGGATACAATCCTAATTTTGTAGGAGTGTTTGGTATATAGCTACCATATGTTTGATTGTATTCTTTGATCGTAATAACGTCATTGGGTAACAACCCAAGTGTAACGGTCAATGTCGGTGAATCTTGACTAACATTGTAATCTTGATTTTTTACTAATTGAGTTACCGTAACTATGTTGCTAATAGTTCGTGTTAAGTATACCAGTACTCCGTAATAGTTTGAAGAAGCAAAGTCATACACTCGACTCAATGGGTAAATGCTACCAATTAGGCTATTAGCAAACGAGTATGTATTAGTGATATAAGCTGCCTTACTAGGCACCATATCACTCCAAAAGAAAGGACGGTCATTAGTTTTGGTTGATGCAATTTGGTCTAATGCGTCGTCTAGCATTGTAGCTGGATCATACCGTTGTGAATATTCAGTGTCGTCAACCGTATCAACTAATAGTGTTTTGAACTTAACGTATTCTCTACTATTGAAAGTCAACGAATCGAATAAATTATTGTTTGATGTTCTAAGAACTGCGCCGGGCAATGCTAAACCAGCACTATTTTGTATTATGCTTGTGCCCCATGGGACTAGATTACCCAAGTCACGATAATTGTTAGAACCGAATAATTCACCTGTTAGGTTAGGGTTATTATAGAAAATACTCTGATATTGCCCACGGATGTCGCCCACGTTAACTTTAGTAATATCTTCATTTAATGGATTATTACTCAAATTGATGGGTACTTGATAATACGCCGTGTTGCTAACACTATCGCTTAGTATTAAAATTTGTATGACTGTATTGATGTCAGGCAGAGAATTTAGTGTGACAGAAGTTGTATTACGGACATCATCGATTGCTACAACAAATCTATCTGCGCCCTGCAATACATTGTTAATATAAACTTGAACTGTGGGCCACGCTAAATCTTCACTATTAGGTATTGGATTTGCTGCAATATCACACACAAACAAACCAGTCGGAGCTAACACATCATATTCAAATTCGAATACTTGATATTGCGCACTAGGCGCGACTGCGGTTTGCCATCCCAATAATCTTTCAGCTTCTACCCTAGATGTATTATTGTGTACATACCCGGTGTTTACAAGTTGCGTCACTAATGTGTTGTTGCTATTGTACGTGAAAGAATCTATGTTAAGCGACACATCAAAACTGATGTTTCCAGTAGTTTCGCCACTGCTATATCGTATAGGGAAGCCTAAGATGGGATCATCTACCCCAGATCCTAATCCATATGCAAATAATTTGCTACCAACAAATGATGAATCTGTGTAAACATCAGTGTTTCCGAAACTTAAGTTGTTTTTGTCGAAGATATCGAACAGTGGCGCTTGATTTACTGTAACTTTTTGCTGCGATTTTATCCAAGTAATACCATCGAAATAGAAATCTGTTCCCTGATTCTCGTAACCACGTATTGCTACTGTTCGTTGATTCGGGAGAACTACACCGTCGTCGGCCTCGGTTAAAGTTATAACCGGCACTATAGAATTACCGACCTTTGAAAATCTAGCTACGTAAATTTTATTTTTTACTTCGGCTGAGGTGTCACCTGCGAATAGCACTCTAGCCCCATCAAATAACGCATAACCGTCTACAGGTGCTACGCTAGCAACAATAGATGACCCTGATTGCGAGGCGAAATAACTTGAGCGGTCTTCCCATGCAATCGTTACATTCAATACTGTAGTGCCACTAACTGCTACAACTTGTGAGTTCTGAGGAATAACGTTCGTAGAATCAGTTACATAGTAACCTAACTCGAATGAATTTTCAACCTCACTAGCTAACACTGTAAATGTGGTACTCAACGGCGACCAGGTAAACTGGTACGGACCAGTTATAGTAAGATCAGGAATCAAAACTTCTCCGCCCTTTGTGGCAGAAATTGTAAATTCGGTGGACGATATTATTTCGGATACGTAATACGGAAAATCAGGAATCACGCCTGAGTTAGGTGTAATTAAGTCAAAGACAACCAAGTCGTTGACGCGAAAACCTGTAGTATTGTATCCTGAGTCAGTAGTAAACACCCCGGTGACATTATTTCCAGATATAATATTTCTTGTGGGGGTGTAATTAGTTGAAGCTATTGTAGCTGTATAATCTGTGTAAACCTCTATATCAGGGTAATAGTTTTGTTGCCCAGCTACTAAGCTGAGAGCGTCGGCTGTTCTAAAATCTATGAAGTCGACCGCTGCTTTACCCTCAGTACCTGAGTTGAATAACGTTAGATTAGGGTAGAATTCTATAATAGGCCGTTTAGCTTTATTATCTTGAGTTGCGACTAAGCTAGCATATTGAGGATTATTGTTGTATTTTGCAGTGGCATTAATTACATCTATGTGAAACCATCGATTACTTCTTGACCATGCATTTTTGCTTATTGAATTTCTGGCAATTGTTATGTAATCTTGCTCTACTGGTATGTATGCATCACCTTCCCAACTAGCGGTATCCCATGGCGTAGAACTCCATGGAATGTATGTAGTAACCGTAAACAACTCAGGAGTAACCAAATCTTCAGTTGGGATCAATTCAATTGCAGTACCTACCCCCTCGACATAATAAAAGCCAGTTTTGTATTTTTCTGGAAATATTTCACCCTGGAATGATACTTTCAATCCATTTGTAAATATTACCCCGTTGTCTGATGTATATCGTTTTTTACCTAATATTTCGCTATCTATATCTAATAAATTTATCGAGTTGCTATCAATTAATTTAATAGTACCAACTTTATTAGTAATGAGGCTGTCTTGATAGTACAATGTATTCAATGGCGCGCTCAAGAAAGGTATTATTTCAATTTCACCAAATGAGTTTTTAAAGAAGCTTCGGCTGATCCATTCTGTACCGTATTCAGCAGTTATTTTTTGATTAGTTGGAATTAAACTCAACGGTAATAGCTTAATAATAGGATCAGCAGGATCCCCTACATATGTTACTTTGTATAGGTAGTCGTTTACATTAGAATAGAATCCTTCTTCATACAGTCCCTGATTAATATTTCCTATCAACGGTCCACCAGAATCCGATGCATCGCTCAAGCTTACTGCAGGGCCGTTGATAGAATTTGAAATGGAAATTTTATTATTGACACTATCAATGAACGTTATATAATATATAGTGTTAGGAGTTACTGTAGAGTATTCAGCTAATCCACCGAACGGCGTACCAGTAAATGTAATTGTGTTTCCTATTACTAAGTCTGCTACAGAATTACACGTTATCAAATTTCCTAGACTGCTAGTTGATATTATACTTATAGTTTTAGGGCTAACTAAGCCAGTATTTGTGTCGTACGGGGTAGAATCGAAAAAGTTAGATACGTATCCATTGTCTTCAATCGGGCCTGTGTTATAAAATAATACTGATAAATTTTCTAATGAGGTGACCCCATCTATTCCTGCAAAACCTTTTACTTTTGCACCGTTTATTTTACTAAACGGTATAGAGCTTACAACTCCAGTAGAGATATTTCCCGGTAAGTCATATCGTGATTGTGCGTCTTTAAACGGTACAGTAAAGGTTACTACACCCTGAGTTGCACCGTTATTGTTTACTCCTAGTACATCTCTAGTTTGTAGATTAGGCTGTGTTGAACTATAACCGGTTACTCCTGGGGCACCCTGTATCCAAAATCCAGAATTTTGATTCACTGAGAATGTATAGGTTCCTCCGCGCAGCAAGGTTAGTGTTGGGTTAACAGTAGAAGAACCAGTACCTAATATGGTATTAACTATATATCCGTTCTCTACATCAGACACAATATAATCATTAGAATTAAATACAGTTTCCGTAGACACTACTACAGGTGCAGGTCCCACTGGCAACCAATAATATTGATTAAAATTTATGAGCTTATCTAAGTTGGAAAAAGAATCCCAGGAGTAGAACTGACTTTGAAACAAACGGTCGTTATTATTGACTAACCCCCCATCCATCTTTAGCGCATCGATAATGCCGGGATAACTAATGAAATCCTTAGCAGTAGATTCATCAGGCTTAGTAAAAATTACACCGGGATCCAATTGGTAATCTTTTCGTACTTTGGTAGGTTCAGTTACATAATAATCTTTGGCATTAATTCCATAACCAAATTTACTACCAACAAACCCCTCAGTTTGAGTTGATTCAGGCTGAACTACCAGTTGATCTAGCGATGCACGTAAAAACTGAGAATTAGTTGGGGTTTGAAATATTTCAGGAAGAAAGTTTAAAGTTCGTATTCTTGTTGTCATAGTATATTACTTATCTTATCTGTAACTCTGCTGGAGTTAATGCCGGAATAACTAGCACATCGTTTGCGGTCGCTGCGTTGACAAAAATCTCATATGGCGCACACTTGATTTCATATAAATCACCAAAAGACTTTGCCGGATCGTTTGGAACTAACACGGCTGAACTAATTATCTCGCCTAGTTCAGTGTGAAGGTACGCACTCAACTCTGAGAAATAAAAAGTATCTCCAAAATTCCAATTATTAATAGAAAAATAATCATTCATTACAGATAATACAGAACTGCGCACTTCGCTATCACTAGCATTAGTGTTAACCGCTTTAATAACCTTTATAGTAGCTCTTAAGTTAGCTGACGCTTTAGACCCAAACAAAGGTTTAAATATCACACTGTTTAATACTACACTATCGCTTATCATTTTATAGTCATTTACTTTGCTATACAATTGAGTAAGCTCGTTTATTGTAGGTCTGAGTGGCATTTGAACTGTGTTAGTCGAATCTTGCACATAATTTCTATAAGAATCATAATATGATTGAGTGACTACATACAAATCTATAATGTTAGTAGTGGCAGGATTTATTCTCGTCGTGTTATTACTATTATGCCTATATTGAAATTGTAGTCCTTGTCTACCAGGCCTCATTATGAACTGCGGTTGTTCAACTAATACATAGTAAGGCGTTGTGTAGGTTTGGTCTTGTTGAGTAATGTAAAATTTATCCTCAGTGCGGGCATAAAACAACTGACCTAATTTATATTCGTATTTCACTAGTTCAATTTCTGTGTTGGTCGAATATTGATATTCCACATCTGCGGACGCTACTAGGCGTTCATGTTCCAAGGTTACAGGATCTTCAACTAGTTCAAAGAATGTGTATACACCAATATTAGCTGCGCCAGTAACATAACCAGTTACTGATTCGAAGAATTCTGGATCAACTATCAATGTTTTGTTATTCGTATCAATAGCTGCAACTTCCACTTCAAAATCATTTATATACCCGTCAGACTCTACAGTTTGTCCTATTATACTTATTTGCTCGTCTTTGGCTAAAGGATAATTAGAGCCCGGTTGTTTATTAGTAGCTAGTACCTTGATGTAGTCTTGAAGTACCTTACCGGTAAACGGATCATAGACTAATTTGTCTCTATCAAATGTGAATCTAGTGTCGCTGACACTACCAAAATAATATGCTAGTGACTTATAAGTTACTGTGTATCTATTTTGACCTAAACTCAAAAAATTAACAAAGTACCCAGGTGCATTGTACCTACTTAAGCTCCACCGATCTTCGACAATTGTTAGTGAGTTATCAAATATCAATGAAAAACTTTCTTGGTACTCCATTTTAAACAAACACTCATTGATTATTTCTCTTGATAATGAACTGTCAAATGACGGCAAAACTACAGTTATCACTGCACCAGTGGGTATGTAGCCGTTGATTGAGGCTGGTCCAGTGCCATTAGAAAAGTCACCATTTCCATTATTGTATCCGTCACCTATTACATTTAATACTGTAGTCCAAAAATATGTTCGATCTGAAGGGGACGCAGGACCGAATACTAATCTATTGTTTTCGTCGAAATAATACCCCGGTGGCGCTTCTACTTTAATCTGGGCACCAGTTGTTATATACTTGGCATTTCTAGTTGAGTACTCGCCTAAGGGAATAGGCAATTGCAGAGATTGTGAAGTATTATAAAAATACCCAGTTATTGAATTAGCGTTCACTGTGCTAGTATGCCAGTATACTGGACTTTCTAATATTCCCCCAATAAGTGAATATTTGGTATAATTTTGTATGTAATATTGATAAGCTCGGTTACTGCTTAATGCAGCGTTCAACGTACTAGACAAAAACGTTTTTATGTCACCAGTTTCATCAATTGTAAGAGATAGTACACCTTCAGTATCACTTTGCCATAATCCTCCGTCGTTTGCAAACGAATTAGTACTTGAATACTTACCCGTTGGATCTAACAAATCTAGATTTTTAGATACACCAATTGAACTTCGGTTGATTGCTTTACTCTTGATGATCGAACTATACAACGTATAAGGAAAATTATTATAATCTTCACCGTTCACCATACGGTTTTGCGTATAGTATCGAGTAGGTGCCCGTTGCTTTATTTGAGGGAGTGACTCTCTAACTTGCGCGTTAGAAACCGGAACTTGCAACTCTAGCCCAACAGTTAAGGTCTCTACTCTTCCGATTCGACTAACATATGAAAACGATACATTAATGCCTTGCATCTCAGATGAGTCGATTGTGTATGTCAATCCGTTGCTTGACCGAACATACGCTCTGAATGTCCCTACTGGAATTTCAGAAAACACTCCATCGCCGAACACATAACTTACTTGGTCATTGGTTCTAGAATTAACAGAGAATATATTTCTAATGCTCGATTCTGTCTGTAGGTACGCGCCTGCGTACACATTCTCGACTTCTTTCCAAAGCAGTGTTGTTGCATTGTTCGTGTTCAATTGATACAACCAGGTATCAGTGTTATTAACGCCTTGAATATTTACGTCGATTACTTGATTAGAAATTTGCTGTGACAAGTTGAAATCATAATTTTGCAGAGATCCTTGCTTAAAATAGAAGAAGAATCCTGTATTAGGGCTGCCATAGCCCAACTTGTCGTTTCTATACAAAAGATTAAACCTACCAGTTGGTGCAGGTGGTATTTCATATAGACTGTCAGAATCTACACTGGTAACACTCACTAATTCGAAGTTCATGTTAGTGTCATCAACTGCAGTTGAGAACGGGACGATCGGTAAAGTGTCTGCCGGAATTTGCATTGTGTACTCACTAGTAGTGACCCCTAACAAATCAGACACGTTCCCGGGACGACCTATACGCTGAGAGTTTATTAATGTTGAGTTAACGACAGCGTTGAATTGTTCTAACCAGAACTGATTAGCCGGATCATTCCATAAAATAGGAACATTACTCAAATTAACGCCGTTCAAATCTTCGATATTTTGAGTAGTTTGAATACTAGTTACCTTTAAATATCCCTGAGCAGTTAAATTTCTTTTCGGGGTGTATCCGATTAGGTTAGCTAACTTTATAACTGAATCGCGGCGCTCGGCCGTATCCATAAAGTTTTCTCTAGTATTCAAGTCATTGCGAAACGCAAGCCCCTGCCCCATGAATGCGATGACATCTAGTAATGCAATGAATTCTGAACTTTCAATATAGTCATTGAAGGTTTCTGGGTAATACAAACGAAGGTAGTCAATGAGGCTCTTTCTTAAAGTTTCGTAGTCGTAACTGCGAAAGTCTGCTTCTCGGAACGTTTGAAAGATTGTCTTCCAATCATTAACGCCAAACAAAGATGATTTTCTAGAACTTGTAGCCATATGTTTACTCTTTTAAGTATTTATCATACCTGAAACCGAGTGTTTTTTAGGCCTGTATTGCTGCTCTATTTGATTGATTATCGAAGAATATACTTAATAGCTGGGCGTTATTGAATGGTGATATTGATAGCTCTACTTCAATTAGTATTCCGTTTTCCTGAGGAAACGCTTTCACTGAATTGAGAAGCAATCTGGGATCTTGTGACGCAATTCTACGTATCTCTTGTTCTAATTGTATTTGCACATCTATTGTGTTTGGTTCAAAAACAAAAGACCACAGTGTAGTCCCGTAACCGGGTTGACCTACTTTTTGTCCTTGATGAATATTCAAAGCGTTTACAAAATCTTGTATCACAAGAGATTCATCGACTGACCTATATTTTCTACCCGAATTTATAGGTCTTACTATACTGCCGAAGCCGCCGTCGGCGCCGGCAGTAAGATTAGTAGACCTGGGTAAGTTTGCACCAATAGTGCTAAATCCAATATATGAAGGCATGATGTATTTATGTTATAGCTTTGGTTAATGCATATAGCTTATCAACCAATGATAACCAGTTATTTTTAGCTGCTAATATCGCCGGGTCACCTTTAGGCAGCGTCAATTCTAACCTATTGAATTCACTAAATGCAGCTTTTGATTGCTTAGAAACTAACTCTATGTCGGCGATGCGACTTGCTATTACACTACTCTGTTCTTCAATGGATTCCAATAATGCATCTGACGAGGACGCTCCACTGAAATTCGGAAGAGGTATAGATGAATCACCGAACACCGAAGTTATAGATCCGGTTATTTCTGATCGATCCACGGTAGATATACCTATAGTAGGGAGCTTAATTGATGCTGGGCCACCCGATGCTATAGCATTTATTGCAGCACTTAACTCTGCTGCTGCACCTGCAGGCAATCCTGATTTAGCCAATGAGGCTAAAGAATCTGATCCCGATTTTAATTTATCTAGAGCCCCGGTCACGTTACCCGACAATGATGCTAAACCAGATGCGGCGCCAGTTAAACTAGACACAGCACCGGTTAAACTAGACACAGCACCGGTTAAACCAGAGTTAATTGATCCGGCAGCGGCACCTAACACACTAGATACACCCTTTGTTGCTGCACTCTCTATACTAGCTGATAATGAAAGTCCATTATTGATCGCGCTAGACGCATTGTTTAGTATTCCGGTTATTTCTTTTGTGCCTGGAATTGAGTTTAGCGCGGCGGTGGATGAATTAATGATGTTTGACACTGCTTTAGCACCACCTGGAAGATTGTTCAACCCGCTAGCAGCAGAAGACACAGATGTTACACTTTGCCCAATAGATGTCAATGTGGCAGTTGCTGTTTTAATTGAAGATAATGAACTTGATACCCCACCAGTTAATTGACCAGCTGCACCGGCTAATTGACTTCCCACACCAGCTAGGTTAGTAACACTGTTTGATATTGTATTAGCTTTAGCTTGTGCTTCTTTGAATATGGCAGATAGATTTTGCGGAACGTTAGCTTTAAATGGAGTAAAGGATGCCGTAATTGCATTAAACGCAGATGCAGCTACGCCCTGAACAGAACTTACTAGTCCAGCTAAATTTTTAGCATTCGATTGCAATGTGTTGACTGCACCCGCAACTGATCCCAATCCACCCATTGCCGTTTGTGCTAAGTTTGCAGCCATGTTTCCCGTTTTGATAGCAGAAGCAACCGAGCCAGTGATTCCTGTAACAGCACTATTCACTGATGAAGCAACCGAACCCACTGCAGAACTAATTCCGCTGGTCAATTGAGTTTTCATTGCATTCACTGTATTTGTTAAACCCGCGGTTGAAGCAGATAATATCAGCCCGGTGACTTGACTTCCGTCTTCCTTACCTGTAATGACCCCCGACGCAGTAAGAGCAGTTTGTGCTTTTTGAAGAGACGATACCGCAGTGTCTACTTGAGCTTTGGTGTTATTGATAAATGACGTTAATGTCTCTGCCCCCGGAGCACCTGCGAATAAGTTCGAAGGTAAAGCTTTCTCAAGGCTAGCACCTGATTGTATAAGTTTGTCAGCTAGCACAGAGGATCCCGGTTTTAATACGACCCCGTCTAATTGAGAAGGAGATAAAGCCAGTTGTCCTAAGGAAGCAACTGCCTTACTTCCTTCATTAACTATTGCAGCGCCTTGTGCTACAGCCGAGGCCGTTGCCCCTGTGGCAGCCGAGACTGCTTGCGCGCTAATTGCTGCAGCGGTTGTGTTTGGGCCTAATGCAGTGCTTACTGCAGGTACGCTAGGTACAGTTGCGGTAGTTGTCATTGTAGCCACTGCATCTACAGGCGAAGATGATACTGCATTGTTTACACCTGCAACTGCGGCACTAGGTGCACTGGGCAACTGAGATGATGCACCTAAATTGACTTTAACATTCACCCCTTGTCCAGCGTTAGCCCACGGCGCATGCGCAGGTGCTCTTGATGTTACGCTAAGCAATTTACCCGGAGCAGCAGCAAACCCTTTAGTTTGGTCGAACAAAGTATCAGTGTGCGCTATTATAGGAATAGGAGGAACAACTTCTGGTTTAGCAGAAGATTCACCCGTATTCAAATTAATTCTAGAACCATTAATGTACGTAGTACTAGCACTAGCAAAACTTGACTCACCGCTAGAATTCATACTTAACGTACCGTCAACCTTATGCTTATGTGCGCCGACGGTGTATACACTGCTATCTGCACCTACTTTATGATTAAAGTTTTTTTCAGACTCTATGTTGATAGATTCTGCCATCACATTTAAGGTTTTCTTCGCATGAATATTAATATTGTTGTCTGCATGTAAATTCAAATCCCCCTGGGTGCGCACATTGACAGAATTGGTCGAATATAAATCTATAGTTCCTTCTTTTCCTAATTCAATATAAGATTGACCGTTAGAGTGCAAAATCATTAGTGTTTGCCCATTGTCACTCATTGTTATCTGATGCCCCAACGCGGTGCGTATTCGTATCAATTGATCATTGCCCACTACGTCCCCGTCATCCATTACAATAGAATGTCCACCGCGTCTAGAAACGACTTTAAGTGATTTAGCATTATTTTGTTTGATTGCATCGACAACCGAAGAATCGTTTAACCCACCTTCATATATGGGTCTTCCCGGTGTGCTAACCCCCCAGCCTACTCTGCTGGGAGCTTCTCGCTGTGCGCTACTAGTAATGGGACCTCTGATCGGATCTCTTAAAATTCCTTGCTGAAACATTATTCCCGCGACATAACTATGCACTGGTTTAGGAGCGGTCAAAAACGAAGAACTTTCAGTAGATGAAGAATTATTAGTGTTCATATTAGTGACTGGCAATGTCTCAGCACCACCGTAACTATTAGCTTCACCTGTGTTCAATATTACGCTTTCTTTATTGAAATTTCCACCGATCGCAGGCACCATTCTCAGTGCTTCTGGAGTAGGAATTGATCCTATGTAAAATCCAAAATTTATATCTCCGTTGATGAAAAGGCAAACAACCGTGGTACCTATGTCCGGTGGTGAAAACCACATTCCATATGATGCCGGATTCTGTTTATAAGTTCCGTCTCCGGTTTTTCCTGCAGTTGGTTGAACCCATCCGTAGTACGGTGCCATAAATGCAACTGGAGTCCAATTAGATTCATTATCAGGATCAATGCCCCCTATTTCACCTAAGTACACACGAATTCTACCTGCTCGGGTAGGATCAATGTTATCTTTAACAATACCTAGCAATGGCACAGACTTTACTGATCCACCGCCGACCCCCGGCTTTGATATCTTTAACTCACCGCGTGGCTTCCAAATATCTTCCATATTAATAATCTCTTCCTTCTGGTTCTACTGTAGGTATTGTATAGCCATCGATGTTATCTGTTGGCTCTGATGGCTGTGCTGCATAAACCCCGACTATATTATCGGGTTCGATGTAAGTTACCGGTTGCTCCGATACCCACCCTGCAGTTTTAGATACAGAAGCAGGAGACGATGTTGTTGGGGCGCTGCCTATACCTCTTCTAGATTCACGCAATAATTCATTTTGCGATTCTCGTTGTTCTTTTTCGTCGTCAACTGTATCAGTTTCCCACTTACTGTCAGTATTCCCAAATGTATTAATCACTGCATCTAACTCTTGCGTGAACTTTCCGCCCCTAAAGATGTGCGTAATCTTAGTTAACATATAACTAACGCCCTTGAGTCCCAGTTTCTTAACGCTTGATGGATACTGCCAAAACGATATACTATCGTTTATGGTCATAACTCCTGAATAGTTGTCGTAGTCGATTCCCTCTTTGAAATCTATTTCAATAAACACTTGTCCGGCGTTGGGATTTACAGTGTACCCGTCTGCTTTATAAAATTTGTTTACAATCTTTAATCTATCTGTCTTCGTTGTATTGTCATCAACTAAAAAATCTGGATCCCCTAATATTGTTATTTTAGCCGTCGCAAATGATTTGGGATCATATATATCTGTTTGGTACGACCCAGTAGATTGTTTATTTTGTGCGTTTAATCCACCTGTGCTATCTGCTGCTACTTTGACGCCATTCTGAGTTGGTATATCGGCGCCACCGCCGCTTGATTTAGATGATCCATCTGGGTTCAATACTACAGTGAAATATCCGTTGTCTATTTTTTGCTCGTAGTTCAGGATTTCAGAGTTTTGCCCAGTAAACCAGTATTCATACCTTTTGTGGGGACCGTAATACTCAGGTGACCTAAGTGGGTATGGACTCAAAAACACAGGAGTTTCGTACGGCGAGAAAACATATGTTATCTTATATGCGAATTTTTTTCTTTTTTCATCGTACCTTTTTATTGACAGGTTAACGCTCAAATTATACCAGCGTATAACTTGAGCGTCTTTATTTTCTTTTATGAATCTATCTTTTGTTTTGGCATCCACCCCTTGAACAGAATTGTAGTAAACTACATCTAACGCGTTTTTGAGGTAAGTGCTTTGACTTATTATCCGTTCAAATGCCATTTGAACGGAGGAATTAACATCAAACACCATTACTTTTTCTGTATTATTAGATTGAGCCTTTGCCGATGTTGCGTCATTGACATTGTTCACGTTGCCTGTTTTATACCAACCCCAATTCCACTTTACCATGTCGTCTTCTGTGGCTATTGCCGCTTTAGCTATTTGTTCTGCGCCGGGGCTACTAAAATCAACGGAATATTCATTGACTTCAGTTATCTCGTTATTTTGTAATCTATTCTTTTCATCTTCATTGAGTTTTCTTACAAACTCTTGTGCAGCTTGTTCGACAGTAGATGATTGTATAGTTACTTTAGTTTTTATTCTAGATTCCATTACTTGCTGAACCTTAGTTCCTGCACTCACTGCTTCTATGTTATAGACAGTAGCTCTTCCATCTATTTTAAATTTGACGCCAGTAATTACCATCCCGTAATACTTTTCAAAAATGCCGTTGGTATTAGGATTAACTACTCTACCGTCTGGCTTGTTATTTGTTGTTATTAATTCACCCCTTTCATCGTATCCTAAAAATCGCAATCCAAATAAAAAGAAATGTCTACTGGGATTTCTTATTGAACCCATGCCGGGAATTTTGCTATATTGCTGTATGTTTTCAGACGCAGCTTTTAATTTAGTCAACAATGAAAATCCATATGGTTCGGTGACTTGAAAAGTGAATTTCGTTGCCATACTCGCAGTGCCGGTTTCTTTGGGATTCATCAATGAATCTATTTTCAAGTTATCTAGATAATAGTCCAACTCGAATCCAGGTGCTCTAGGTATTGAACTAGAGTTTATTCCCCCACTCTGCATTAACAAATAAATTCCACTAGTATCACGCTTATTAAACAGTTTAGATACTTCTTCGATGCCTTGATCTTCAAATGTATTGAACACATCTGGGGTAACCATATACCAAGATAATTGATAATTATAACTAGAAAAATTACTCAGTGGATTAGGTCTGGGTAACGGTTTATCTTTCGTATTAGCTGATGTTTTTGCCTCTGATTTTCCGGCAGTAGTGGTTCCCGAATTAGCGGTGCCTGCGCCTGCTAAATTATTATTGGTGTCGTTTGTTTGTTCTAGTTGAGGAGAGTTAGGTATAGGGGTGTAGTTGATTGCACCAAAGTCGTCGTTTACTGCCATGTTAAATTCCTAATATTTGTTTCAACAAATCCATCTTTGGTATGTAAATACCCACACCAGTTTTAAAATCAAAATACGGATCTTTTAGAGTGTTTGGATTTCTTTGTGCAAACACCCACCACAACCTAGAGTCAGAGTACAAGTCATACGCTAACAAATCAGGTCTATATTCATACACTGGTTTAATTTCAAAATACACATCTGATGTAACCATTGGAATTGGTCTACTGATCATGATATCTAAAAACTTACCATTAACAATATCTGTGTTGTTATAGGGGCTCGTTTTAGGGTATAAATTATTAGCCATTACCAAATTCCTCCGGCAGCACGGGTAGATCCTCTCAATAACGCCCCAGATGCATAATCCTTCAAGCTAAATTTATTGCTAACATCACCCCGCGTGATGATAGGTATTGCAGAAATTTGTATATTCATCATTGTAGGCACGTAAGTAGGAATTTGTGTCCCGTTTCCAGTAGTTGGAAACGTAGCAGGAGATTTATTGCCGCCGGGGTCCAGCTGCGATCCTGCTAATCGAGCCGCTACCAAGTTCTGAGAAGTCTGTTTTGATTCCCCATTTCCCGATTGATTTACTCCACTAGGGGCAGTAGAATAATTGGTTGACCTAATATAATCGACATTAGCTGGTAAACTATAGTTAAATCCGGTTATTGCCACAGGATGCTCGTCTAATTGATACGCCCCAAAGCCAGTTAAGTAACATAATGGTGGAGGCGTACCTGCAGTAGGATTTTGGTCTTTTGCATAAAACATTTTAGTTATCGAACGGAAGAAGTGTATCACTGCTAACAAGTAATTAGCTTCAATTGTGGACTGCGCAGTAAAATCGCAAGTTATCATTACTTGATCCACACTGCTACTGCGATATTGGTAAATTTTATAGTTGCTATGGACTACGTCTTGAGAATCATAATGTGCTGCGTAATTGATCTGAACCTGCGGTGTATAAGGAAATAAAACCCCGTCAGTTGTCTTTAAGGGAGCTAATATCCCCGGAGAATCTCCTTTATAAAAATACTTGGCGCCAGGCGCTAACTGTAGCCGAACTCTCCAATCTTCCTTAAGAAATGCATTTCTTTGATCTCGGTTAGATGCAGATTCCTGTGCTTTAGTTTTTGCTGCCAATAATCCTTGTCGCGTGTCTAATGCACTTAGTGCTGTGGCAGGTTCTACATATATAGTTCCGTCTGGGTTGTCACCTATCCAAACTGGATTGTTGTTTTCATCTAGCGACCAACCCGGCATTAATTTTCCGTCGTCATCATATGCCGGGCTTTGAATTCCACTTACCGTCTTTTGGATTTGTATCGTTTCACCAGTGGAATCAATATTAGCATCTAAAAAAGCTTGTTCTTCGATTGAGGGTGTTCTCTGTGACTGTATTGTTCCTGAATCTGCTTGATTGGCTTCTAAAAACGCTTGTTGTGAAGGTGTCAGGTCTGCTGGTACTATATTCGCCGGAGAAAACACTGTGGGGTCTTGAGCCGGGTCTGCATTCGCTGCCAAAAAAGCTTCCTGTGCGGGATCCGTACCGCTACTAGGAGGAATGGTACCATATGCAGTTTGTCCTGCAGGCAAGGTTCCACTAGCAGTATCTGCTTGTTGCTGAGTATTTCTATTTACTACAGGATCTGAACCGTCTCCTGCTCCGGTAGTAGCACCTCCTCCGTTAGTAGGACTACCGGTTGCCGTACTTTGATTATATATTGGATCAGTTACTTTTGATAAATTAAAATTAAGTGCTTCTTGCAGGGCAGTTAATTTAGTCTGATTTGCGGATGCTTGGTCTCTGGCAGTAAAATATTGTCCAGAAATATCATCGTATTCAAACCTAATTTGTATCGAGGTCGCTGCCGGCACCTTCAACCCCGGCGCATCGGGATTTATGCCTGCCTCTAAACTTTTCAGACGGCGCCGTGCCGCAGCATACTTAGGGGAAAGAGCATTTGCAGCATCATCATATTGAACCTGCTGTGACTCTAATATTGCTATCTGTTTTTTCTGCCACTCAATAGACTGTTCTAGTAGGGTTGCCATAATATTGTTATCCTTATCTATATTTAGTCGAATAAATAGTAGAGTTATTTCTCCTCTTCCAACCCCATTGCTTTTCAACGACCAATGTGATATATTACATTAACTTATTAAGGATACCATGGCTACTACATCAACCAAACCCAAGAATTATTTGAACAATAAAGACATTCTAAAAGAAATACACGAGAGCAAAACATCATACTGTTACTTCGCTGACCCAAGTTATCATAAATATGATTTTATCATAGACACCCCGCAGGAAGCATTAGAAAAATCGTTAGAACTTATAATGCAACCCGAAACTCTAGCACAAGCCAAAGAAGCTAGAGCTAGCCGGTTAAGCATAGAAACTGGCACAAAGATAAACTCAGAAGACATCCCTATCACTGACTTAATGTTTCGAGTAATGACATGGGATCATATCCCGGTTTCACAAAAACAACCAAGAAAAACCTATAAAAAGAAAACAGCAAAAGATATTTTAGAGTTTGAACTTGTGGTAGAAGACGACGATGTATTCGCTGAATTAGAAGATCCAATAAACAAAGAGTACGTAGATGATATGGTACACGTAAAAGTCAATTTCCCTCCGTTCCAACATTTTAAAGTAGACTCTAACAATTCATTTTATTGTGTAGGAAAAAGCCATTGGAAAGGTGATTTGATCAATGGAGAATTCTGCAAGGATCATGGACAAATCACTAATAAATTAGCTAGGATGTATATCATGCTGTGTGAAAAGTATGCCATGAAGTATAACTGGCGCGGATACACTTACCGAGAAGACATGCAAAATAGCGCCATTTTGCAGTTAACTTATGTGGGATTAAGGTTCAATGAAGCCAAAAGCCAAAATCCCTTTGCGTATTATACAGCGGCTGTAACCAACTCTTTTTGTAGAATTCTCAATATCGAAAAACGAAGCCAAAACATTCGTGATGACTTACTAGAACTAAATGGGTTAAACCCGAGTTGGTCTAGGCAGAATACTAGTTCTACTTCATACGAAGAATGATGCCAAATACATTGATATTTCGACCTCTATAAGATTATAATAACCCAATGAGTAACCTTTTCAAAAAAGCAGCCGTCATGACAGACTTACATGTAGGCTTAAAAAGTAACAGTATCGTACACAATGAAGATTGTTTAAACTTTGTTCGATGGTTTATAGATACCGCCAAGAAAGAAAACTGTGATACTGCAATCATTTGCGGTGACTGGCATAATCATAGAGCTAGCATTAACGTCCACAGTTTGCATTATTCTATGCAATGCCTAGAACTGTTGAACAAAGGATTCAGTAAAGTATTCTTTATAACAGGAAATCATGATATCTATTATCGTGATCGTCGGGATATTCACAGTGTGGGTTGGGCTGGCTACTTAAATAATGTGCATATCGTTAATGACATCTACTCAGAGGGTGATGTAACTTTCTGTCCGTGGTTAGTTGGTGATGAACTCAAAAAAGTAAAAAAGATCAAATCGAAGTATACATTTGGTCATTTTGAACTACCCAATTTCTACATGAATGCCCAAGTATTAATGCCCGAACATGAGGGGTCTATTACCGTCAACGATTTCAAGAATACTGAAATGGTATTCAGCGGGCATTTTCATAAGCGTCAAGCAAGAGGCAATGTTTGGTATATAGGAAATGCTTTTCCTCACAACTATGCTGATGCCGGTGATGATGCACGGGGAATGATGATTCTTGAGTGGGGACAAGATCCAACTTTTAAGAGTTGGCCAAGGCAGCCTATATATCGTGTGTACAAATTAAGCGAAATACTAGAAAAACCGGAGAGCTATTTGTTGATTGATAGCCATGTCCGAGTACATCTGGATATAGAAATCAGTTACGAAGAGGCAAACTTCTTACGTGAAACCTTTATCCCTGAATATAAATTACGAGAAATGACAATGATACCCATAAAGGGTGAGGCAGTCGAACCAGGACAAAACAGCGACGGAATTAAATTTGAGTCAGTAGACCAAATTGTAATAGATCAAATCAACAATATCGAAAGTAAAAACTTCGACAAGAAAATTTTGCTAGACATATATACCAATTTGTAAATCGCATGGTATATCTTATTTTGGTGCCTTTATTGGGCATGATAGTGTATGGTGCCTTAACAAATAAAGGAAAGGTGTTCTTCCATATCATATTATGGTCGATCATAACAGTCTTGTATTCATTTTTGATTTGGATATGGTTAGTATTGCTTGATGGCATGTTTTGGGTTCAGTGGTTTTTTGGATTCGCTGTTATAGCTTCGATATTACCTGGAATTGCAATACTGGCGTTGGGACTTTTCACTACAAAAATTGAACGCGGAGATTATCTGTAAATGGCAATTATATTAAAAAATATCACTTTAAAAAACTTTCTTTCAATTGGAAATGTTTGTCAAGCAGTTGACTTTGACAAGAAAGATATCACATTAATTCTAGGTGAGAACTTAGACTTAGGTGGCGATGGAGCTAGAAACGGTACGGGTAAAAGCTCACTATTACAGGCATTATCATACGCATTGTTTGGTGTGCCTATCAATGACATTCGAAAAGATAACTTAGTTAACCGTACTAACGGCAAAAACATGCTCGTTACACTGGAGTTTAACGTCAACGGGGTCGAATACAAAATTGAACGGGGACGTAAACCTAACATTCTAAAGTTCTATGTAAACAACGTTCAACAAAAAGCAACCGAAGACCAACAAGGGGAAAATAAAGAAACCCAACTAGCAATCGAGCGTGTGTTAAACATGACTCCAGAAATGTTCAAGCATATAGTAGTATTGAACACATATACTCAACCATTTCTAGCGTTAAAGAATAACGAACAACGAGAAATTATTGAGCAATTGCTAGGTATTACGTTACTATCTGAGAAGGCCGATACTGTAAAAGAATTGCTTAGGAAAAGCAAAGATGACATCCTACAAGAAGAATTTAGGATAAAAGCGGTTGAAGAAGCCAACAAGAGAGTCAAAGAACAAATTGACAGTTTTAAACGACGCCAAGCATTATGGAAGAAGAAACACGCAGAAGATTTGGCTAATCTTGCTACAGATTACGAGGATCTAATCAAAATTGATATTGACCAAGAATTATTAGCGCATAAAGAACTAGTAGTATGGAATACTAAAAAGCAACAGCAAGACGCATACGAAACTTTACTGGCTAGGCATATTGCTTGGCAACAAAAACAAGAAAAAGACATCAAACTTTTACAAGACAAAATCTATGAATTAAGCCACATAGATTTCGAGGTTGAGTTGCAGGCACATAAAGACTTATTCGAATACACAGAAAATGTTAGGCAGCGCGATGAGCATCACCGTAAGCTCGCTAGCTTAACGAAAGAATTAGCTAAAGAAAAAAAGAATCACGAAAAACTTGAAGCTGAAGTTAAATTCCTACATGACCACAAGTGTTATGCCTGTGGACAAGACTTCCATGACAATCAACACACCGAAGTATTAAACAAGAAGGTTACCGCATTAACCGAAAGTACTAAGCAAGTAGCTGAATTCACCTCGCAAATAAAGGTGCTAGAGTCTAATCCTGTACAGGTTTCCGAGAAACCTGTAACGCATTATGCCACAGAAGCTGAAGCTGTGCGGCAGTCTATCGAAATTGTAAATATCAAAAGACAGGTAGAAGAAAAGACCAACGAAACTGATCCTTATAAGAGTCAAATGAGTGACACTCCCAAAGTTGAGTTAGGTAAACAACCCAAAACACACTATGATACTGAGACGAAGGCTATCGAGCACCGAGCTAAAGTACAGTCTTTGTTAGAAAAGATTGAAGTAAAGGCAAATGACACCGACCCATACAATGAACAGATCAGTGAGATGGAAAGTCAAGCATTGCAACCAATTAGTTTCGACACAATAAACACACTGACCAAATCTATGGAACATCAAAAGTTCTTACTTGACTTATTAACTAGTAAGGATTCTTTCGTTCGCAAAAAGATCATCGACCAAAACTTATCGTACTTGAATGCTAGACTTACTACTTACTTAGATAAAATTGGATTACCCCACAGTGTTATTTTCAAAAATGACCTACAGGTTGAAATCACAGAATTAGGGCGAGAAATGGATTTCTATAATTTGTCCAGAGGAGAGATGAACAGACTTATCTTAGGCTTGAGTTTTGCATTCCGCGACGTATGGGAAAATCTATACAGCCCAATCAATGTGTTATTCATTGATGAATTAATTGACTCTGGACTAGATGCAATGGGCGTAGAGAATAGCCTGGCAATTCTAAAAGACATGACACGCCGTCGTCAGAAAAGTATTTGGTTAGTTTCACACAGAGAAGAACTAGCAGGTAGAGTTCCTAGTGTATTAAAAGTAATCAAAGAAGGCGGTTTCACTTCCTACAGCACTAGCACTGATATGGAATAATTTTTAGTGCTTTTTGACAAGAATAAGTAGTTATTATGACTAGCCCACAAAAACAAAAAGGAAGCTCATTCGAGAGAACAGTCGCTAAATTTCTTAGCGATACTTACGGTGAGCCATTTGTCCGTGTTCCTAATTCAGGTGCATATGTGGGCGGTAATAACGCACATAGAAAAAAGTTCCTGGATGAAAGCCAAGCTAAATCTTTCAAGGGTGACATTCTTGCCCCTGATTCTTGGAATAACTTTAACTGTGAATGCAAAAGTTATGCGGACTTCCCCTTTAATTTAGTTCTTGCAGGAGACTGTAAAGTGCTAGAAAAGTGGTTAGAACAATTAACTGTTGTTGCAGAACCAAACGATGTAAACTTACTCTGCATGAAATTCAATAGAAAAGGAAGTTTCGTTTGCGTTCAATCCAAGATTACTTGGATTACAGACCAATTTATGTATTACACATCAAATAAATTAGGTGACTGGCTCATTATGGAGTTTGATCACTTCTTCAAATACAACAAAGACCTTCTTAAATTATACTCTGCTACTATTGACACCACGTCCAATACAAAATCTCAACAAAGACCATCTTAAATCCTTCAGGTATCACTGACACCACGTCCATTACAGTAATCAAAACACAAAAAATTTAAATTTAGGGTAATAATTTGTTTGACCGGGGCTCCTCGGTCCTCCTTGAATTTGTACAGGTTGTGCTGTGCCGATGGATCTGGAGTAAGCGCAATACCATTAGTAGTATTTATGGAGCAATATTGCGGAACACCGAGAAGGCACTCGACAAAGCGAACCTTCAATGAGTACATATCTAATTCTATCTTGCGGATATGTAACATGCGTTGCGGAAGAATCTGAACCCAAGGGTTGAATCAGATAGCTTCACTACAGTCTCATACTTACCTTACAGAGCAACCGGTGGCGCATAAAGTCAACAAAATAGGCGTTTATGCGGAGAATAGATGGCAAAGGATGACGGGCATGGCATATGACCTTAACCATTGGTAGTGCTTTTTAGCACTACCATGGCTTCCTAGCGGCAGATGTGTTAGAAAAGCAAGACCGATGTAGATTAAAAAACGTTATTGAATTAATTAATCTTAAATTTCAGAATGGATTAGATTATATAAAGCATTCTGAAACTACTAAATTCTGAAAAAATAAGAACGAGCGATAGCGAGTTCTTAGACGAACGTAGTTCGTCTCTCAATAGAAGTTAGATTTAAAAAGCATATCCCAGATAAATGAATAGTTACGGATATCAGAAGAACGGCAATTGAGTTTTCTTAGTGGTTTCTAAATTGTCTTCTACGATTTTGCTTATAACTTCTCTTTCCTTTGAAGACATGTTTAATATATCTTCATATGAGACACCACCTCGCATATACCAACTAAATTTTAAAGCAGACGACTTTATTGAATCTGCTTCCTCCTCCATCTGCTTTATTAAAAGGTGAATTTCATCTGGGCTAAGAGAAAGAAGCCTCATCCGAAAAAATCAGAAACATTCAACGTAAATTGTTGTTCATAGTTATGATTGCAGTCTGGGCATTTTATTTTCAATGGTTTAGTCTCACTGACTTCTCTTAGTTCTATGCTTCTGCTTTTTATTTCTTCAAACTGAATTCGGCTGCAATTTTTCAAGTAGTCTAAAATGAAATCTTTTTGAGTCACCTCGACGTTGTTTGGGGCGATGATCACTTCTATACAATTTGAAACTACATTGAACGTAGCTTCGTTCAATTTAGCTAACACTTCAGTCGAAGCTTTCATTCTTTCTTCACTGTCTTGTATCGAAGACACGTTTAATGCCATTCGCTGAAGTTCGGTTTGTGTTATACCAGTTTGATTAACATCTTTGTATCTTAATGGCTTGAATTTTATCTTTAACTCCCCAAAATTCAATGGGGTATCATAATCGCCGGCTTTTATACTAGATAGTATCCCACTTAAGTTAATTTCATAAACATTAACTTCCGAACAATTGGGGCAATCTGTACTTATTTCTAGTCCTTTATCACTACTAGCAGCACGAATAGCAACAAGAACCGCATCTAAGTCGATGTTTGGCATCGACCAAGGATCTTTAATACTAGGTGCACAACTTTTGATGATTTCAACTACGGCGACTCCGTTAAAGAGTGAGTCGGGAGTTTTCGTGGTTATCTCATCGATTGCAGTCATGGGATATATGGGAATTTCTCCGTTTTCAGGTAGGTCAATAGATCCAGTTGGGTAAAATTTACCTTCACTTGGTAATTTTAAAAATAATGCTGGCCTACGAAAATATTGGCGTAATGGATTGTTTTCTATCATTTGCACTCCTAAATTGGGTATTTTTGAAAACATAAATACATTATATTTATTTGGTATAAAAAAATGGATGAAAATATCGACACTGGTGTATTACGTGAAACTCTAGATGAGTTAGCGCGGAAGCTTAAAGACTTGAATGACATTATAGCAGGTTCAACCGGCGGGGTCGGTAAAGGATTGTCTGAATTATCTAGAAGTTTATATAATGAAAGTCAAGAACGAAACAAGTGGATAGAAAAAAATAAACATTCATCCAGCGCGGAAGATCAAAAAATAGCGGCTACGTTGATGGCCACTAGAGAATATGAACGTCAACTCTCTGCCCTAGGCATGGTAAAAAATGAGTTAGGCGAATTTCAAAAAGTAACAGCCCGGTTAACTAACTCACAAAAACAAAGAATTGCTGCAGAAAAAGCTAATGCAGATGCTTTGGATAAAATAGACAAAGATAGAACAAATCAAATACAAGCAGCCGAAGACCTGAAGGCTAGACTGAATACAATGGCTGCTAATAAGATGAGCCTTCTTATTACAGGGCTATCTTCGCTGGGTAGCGGAATCAATAAAACGTTGCTAGATAGTACTAGGGGACAAAGCAAATACGGTGAAGCTTTGTCCGGGTTTGGCGGCGGCATTATAAATGTCACTAAAAATCTAGGGCCATTGGGTGCTGCAGCTGGATTAGCTGCAGGCGGACTATTTAAATTAGTTGGTGCCGCG